TAAAACCGCCAGCGGTTGTAGGGTTCGCTGTACTTGTCGCTCTCTTGCGGCAAGTACTGAGGAGACCATTCGGTCTGGTTTGAGGCTTGTTCGGATGCGCTTTTCCCTTGGGAAAGGCGAGTTACCGGACCTCAAACCTGCCGATCTTGGCAAGTATCTCCTCTTTCTTCTCTCCCCCCGGTCCGGCCGGGTCTCCGTTCCTTTCCCCCGCGTCCAGCGTGGTTGGGATGACGAGGGCTTCCCTCGTCTTCTCCGCCTAGGACGTCGGCAGCGATGGGAACTGGCGCACAGCGTCAGTTCCATTAAGAAGGGTCTCCCTTCCATCGTCTGCTCCCGCCACTCCCCCCCCTCCGTCCGCTCGTCTTGGTTCGCCAGGGCCTGCGAACCTTCTCCCTCCTCCTCTTCCCTCGAATACCTTGCGTTTGCGCGTAAGATTGTTCGAGAGGCCCTGCCCCTCGGTTGGGATCGTCGCTACTTTGACTTCTGTCATAGCTTCTTTCCCAAGCGGTCGTCCCGTTACGATCGCGGCTTCTCTTCCGATTTCTGGTCTTCGGGTTCCTATGAATCCTTTCAGGCCAGAGTTCGGGCGGGTGGTCCCCTTCCCAAGGGGGTTGGCGGTTGGGATCTCCGTTACAAGGAGGTCCCTTCCGCAGGGAAGTTGAGGCCGATGGGTATTCCAACTTACCGTTGGGATACCCTAGGACCCTTGCACGAATGCCTCTATTCGTACTTGGGGAGAAAGGATTGGTTGCTTGTGGGCCCGCCCGCAGCATCCGATATCGACAGGGTTTGCCAGTTCGACTGGCAAACTTCTATCGACCTCGTGGGGGCCTCAGACAATCTCAGATTGGATGTTGCCGACACAATCCTTTGCGCGATCCTGTCGCGCTGTGAGAAGGTTCCTGGTTCTGTGCGCCAGGACGCTGTGGATTCCCTTTATCCGTTCGTAGGTGGCCAGCAGGTCTCCCACGGGCAGATGATGGGCACTTACCTTTCCTTCCCTCTCCTCTGCTTGCAGTCGTACGTGGCGGCCCGCTGGGCTACACGTGACACTCAAGCCGGAATTCTTATCAATGGGGATGACTGCCTTATAAGCAGTCCTCGCCCCATTCTCAATTCTGATC